AATAAACTTTATCTGTTTGATAGACATTTTATTCGGAAACAGGGTGAGAAACTATTCTTCGATTTGGATATTGATATTCAACAGAACATCGATTGTATTGTTCAGCATGATCCAGAAGATAAACTAACTTTTATCCGAACTCATTGGCACAATCTAAAGAAGATGAAGGACGACACTAAACATATTCCTCACAAGTATACAGACTTGAATTCAAGTGTATTGAGATGGAATGACAAATTGGATGTTGATAAAATCACAAAGTTTGTTAAAGATTATCCTGACCAAATGTTTTATTATTATCGAGGTCTTGATAATATGTTCGGGCATCAAAGAGAACGTCTTTTAAAGATTGACTATTTTCCGGACGGCTGGATATACAGTTATAATTATGGATATATGTGGCCGACAGATACTAGGGAACAAGTTCTACGAGAAGAGCCACTAATTTGTTTATACGATTCAATGGAAAGACCACAAGATGCTAAACTATAATTTTTTGAATAACTATCGTAATTGGGGTGAAGGTCTAGAAAAGATCAACCATGAGATGCCATGGAAGCACGAAGACTTTCGCAAGTCGTTAAATCCAAATACAATGGATGCTGCTATCTGGTTAGTAGAAAATCTTAAAGATTTAGTGCAGACCAAAGAATTGGATATTACTATTCTCAATTCATGGCTAGGATTTCCACTAGTACCACTTCTTTGTGAAAACTTAAATATTAAGAAGATTAATCTTATTGATATTGATAAAGATGCACTTGAGCTATCAAAGGTATTCAATAGACATTATAATAATGAAAAAAATATAGAATTGAATCATTTAAATTGGGATATACCATTTGCGTATCATGATATCAATGCGCTAAATACGGACGTGGTAATTTCACTTGCATGTGAAGTTATGTATCCTTTGAAGAATATGACTACGGCAAATCCAGATTGTATCTTTGCGTGCCAATCTTCAAATGTATTTCGTGAAATGTATGGAATCAATTGTGTTCCAACCATCGAAGAACATATTGAAAATGTTGGAGTTACCAATAGCTTTTACGAAGGAAGCATCGAACAGTCTTATTGGTCATGGGATGGCAAAGTTACTTTTGACCGTTTCATGGTAATAGGTCAGAAGTAGTCAGACGCATCTTCACCTGAAATATCTTCAATCATTGATTGCCAGATTTCAAGATGAGGAACAACATAACCCAATGTCAATCTCTTAGTATGTGAGCCAGCAGAATGGTAAATAATCTTATCCGTTTCACTCCGACGACCAAAGTATCCAACTTTACAAGACCACCCTTTTGGGTCCCAGAGAGTGACTACTTCTTTTGTTACTGGGTCTAAGTATCTAAAATAGCCGGTATTTTCTTCTGTGTTATATGACAGAAGAATGTTATAACCGTGTGCATTCCAGTTTGTGTGCCAGCCCATGAATCCTTCTTCTGGATAATAAACGTGAACCGCATTATTTCTGGCACCGAGGAACCGAATAAGTTGCTCGTTTAGCGCCCGTTGCTTGTCTTTGTGGTGCCGAGGAACAGAATCTACCATACCAATGTCGCAACAATAAGCGCATTCTGGAAATCCCACATGCTCTCCATCTTTTGCCACGAGTTCATTCAGATATTGTTCACTCGTGGCAGTCTCGAAAGTCTTTCCATTAATCCTACTAGGCTCGCGTAGGCTATCATGATCATTCTGAGCAAAGAACCATTCGCGATATGGTTCAAGAATTGCTAGAAGGTCGTCACTGATTTTAGGTGTAAATCTCATTTTGCATCCAATATAGATTTGGGGAGTGTATAATGGTAAATTACCATTTCTTGACCCTGTAGTTCTTCTTCTTTGTATCCGACCACAAAGTTCCATCTTGCATCGGGGTCTGGAAATCTACCGTGTTTAATTTTGAAGTCGCCATATGTCAGTAGACGCCACATGGTGAATGTATCCCATTGCAGTGCTTGCTTTGGATAATGCAGATGGTCGTAATCTGGTTCTCTCTGCTTACAATATTCGCTCCACCATGCACCCATCAAACGTAACGTTTCGGGGTTACTGCGATATAAAAATAGACCGCAATGTTCTGTCATCTCCTCAGTCTCGGATAACCGAGTGAGCTTTGCGTTATATGGTCGATTGGCAGTGAATAACAAGTCCGTATCTTCTGGTATCTGTTCGAAGACTTTTTGGATATCTTCGTGGCAAATTTCAGTATCGCAATCCACATATAAAGTCAAGTCATATGGCGTCTTATCCAACGCCCACAGCTTGGCTCTAATATGATACGGGACATCATCCGTGTAAATACGTTCGAAAATTTGGTCGTCACCCTCTTCAACCCATTCGGGATGTGTGAAAATTGTGATCTTGGCATCAGGATAATAATCTAGTAGCGACTGAGCAGAGTTTCTTGCTGCCCTATAATACGCTCTATTATTAGATGCTACGTAAACAAAACCATTATTCTGCATCTTGCGCTTCTGTTACGATTGTTGTATTAGCTTCCTCTTGCATCATAAGCATGATAGCATATGCCGTTACTTCCATAAGTGTTTTGGCCTTACGTATCTTTGCTTTTGCTGCACGATTTGTTGAAGTCTTGATTATGGGAATTTCAAAAGCATCCAGCTTGGCCGCGAACAAGGTCTCTTGCTGCATTCTGGATCTATCTACTTCTTGACGTTCGCGATTGCGGCGAACCTGTTCGTCGCGCTTGTCTAACCGAACTTTTGTGTTAGCATCAATTTCTTCCTCGGTGAAGAGTTCCATGATTTCTTTAAAATCAGGATTATTCTCATCACCCATGATGGATGCCAACTGTCTCTTACCATCTTCGTATACGAATTCGGCAATAACGTGCTTTGTATCTTTATTTGACCAATAGGGATTTTCAATTTTCCGTGTCACTTCAAATTCTCCATAAAAAGAAATTATATAATGTATATAGTATAGTTAGGCTGTGCGAATCCAGAGCTTTACCGTAGATACTGTATCTTTGGTTACGATTACTGTGTTGCCCGCATATACGCCAGTATATGCAGCAGAATATGCTTGCGAATATGGACCAGAGTATGTGCCAGTATAGCTACCTGTGTAAAATCCAGTATATGGGCCAGAGTATGGTCCGGAATATGTGCCTGTGCCTGTATAGAAACCGGTGTAAAATCCAGTATACGCACTAGAGTATGTTCCAGAATATGTGCCTGTGCCTGTATAGAAACCGGTGTAAAATCCAGTATATGGTCCAGAGTATGTTCCAGAATAGTTCTTAGGACCAGTATAGAAGCCAGTAAAATATCCGGTATAGTAGCCCGTGTACCATGTAGCAGGGGAACTATAACCACCATAGTAGACTGTATATGCACCAGAATATGCTCCGGCATATGCTTGTGAATATGCTCCAGTACCTGCAAACGAACCGGTATAGTTACCTGTATATGACGCGGAATATGCTTGTGAATATGCTTTAGGTCCAACGAAGCTACCTGTGTAGCTACCTGTATATCCTGCGGAATATGCTTGTGAATATGTTTTAGGTCCAACGAAGTTACCTGTGTAGGTACCCGTATAGTTTTGTGAATATGGACCAGAGTATGTGCCAGTATAGCTACCTGTATATGTGCCGGTATAGTTACCTGTATAATAGCCGGTATAGTTTTGCGACACTACTTGTTCACGAGTATCACTGAATGCATCGCCCATTTGAACCCACGTACCAGATACCGGAGCAGTTGCTTGTAACGAATATGTGCCGATGCCAGTAGAAATAATTCTGTTGCGGAAATAAGGAAGCATTTGCTGAATTTCAGCATCACTCATTTGCCTGACGTTATTTCCACTGAATACTTTTAGTGGGCGTAGATCGCCATCTGCGGCCGAAGTTGCAGCCGTTTTCTGCCACAGATATGTTGTAGTGTTTCCACCATTCGCAACGTCTGTAATGGTGTAACGAGAAGTCCAGGTGCCGCCAGCTGGAGCCGAGGCGGACAACTTATATTGGCCAGCAGTATAAGAAGATTCTGCAACCATCGCGGCGATAACTTTGTCGAGAACATCGGTGCGCATTTCGGCATCTGTCAACTCTTCCATGCCAGTACCATAACCGACTGGTCTATTAGTTATGCTTTCAGAGGCAGCGGCAGTAACTTGCTTTGCATAATATGTTGTGGTAGTAATGCCACCGGTTGCAGGGTGTGTGCCGGTAGCTTCTGTTCTATCAGTATCAGAAAATGTTCCGATTGAGGTACCCGATAAAGCATTTGCAGTATCAACATTCAATTCTGCCGTGCCCGAACCGTTAGTATCGGTAGCAAACTTTGTTGTGATGACATTTGCAATGTAGTTCTTTATTTCATTGTCCGTCATCGTCTGCAAACCTTGGAAGTTTGAAGACGTAATCGGAGTTGCAGATGCCTTAATCTTTAAAGGATTCATTTTCTATAACCTTAGTTTAGTCTTGTGCCGCTCGAATCAAATACTAATAGAGGGGTCAACGAATACCAATCCGTAGCGTCTTTAGCAATGAAAGTTACAGAAGAACCCGCCGCTAATGTTACCGCAGCATTGGCAGTTCCGCCGTTGATCTTATCCGAAAGATTAGGATAAATCAAAAGATTAGTAGCCGTTGTATTCACTACCGTATATGTTAGCTTCTCTGCCGCGGTAGGAAGTTTAACTCCTGCACCCGAACCAACAGTAGTCACTAAGTTATATACCTTAGCAAGTTCTGTTGCACCTGACTGATTTGTGCCTGCGGCCGAAACTGCGGTAGCAATCGACGGCATGAAATTACCAGTGAGAGTAAGACTACCAAAGGTAGGACTATCACCCGACTGATACTTATCAGTATTCAGGTTGTTGAAGTTATTATCAACTTCTGTGTTTGTAAGTGGAGTTCCTTTTACGGATCTAAGTGTAATAGTGGACATATCTTATCTACCCTGGTTCTGTAAGATTTGCTGCAATAGCAATTTGATATCTTGCATCTCTTCTTTTACAGTATTTATGTCATTTTCAAACTGTCGAAGTTGATGCGCTTGTTCTCTTTGTTTGTTTTTTCTAGCTTTGTATGCAGACAATCCAGCAACATCCGTAGAAATAATAGCTTTTGAATGGCCATCTCTAACATATTTAGTTGTGTCGTCCAACTGATATCTTTGAGACATATTATACCTGTAGAGCTATTGCGCGAAGTTCGCGACATTTTGGAATAACACTAGTTTTACTCGAAAGAAGAACTACTTTAATCGCAAAAGTTTTGTAGCCCGTGTAAGTTACACCGTCTGTAGTATACTCAAATACGCCATCACCATTCAATTCGGTCGATGGAATATCATATGTATATTCAACGAAGCTAGATGAAGTAACTGTTGGTGGAGTGGTAGTCAACTCAATCCAATCTTTTTCTTCAAATGCCGCCGGATCGCTTTGATGTAGGAATCTACCATATACCTTTACGTCCGTGCCATTTGGAACATACTGACTTAGATATACTCTAAGGTCTTCTGCTTCCTGTCCATCATCAAGCACAACTTGACGAGAAACATACTTGGACCTTGCTTCACCGATACCAATATCTTCGTCGGTCGCATCATTATTAACGTCATTTGCGATTGCAATCATAGAACATTTTCTAAGGTCGATAACCGGCGAAACAGTAGATGTTTGTGATGTCATGCCAAGTTGAATTTTAAATGACTTATCTCCACCAAGATCATTTTGCTCATTTGAATATGAACGAATGGCGGCATCGATTGTCAGTTCCGTTGTTTTATCCGGCACAAAATTCTCATATGATGACGATGCTTGTGTCTCGGAACCAGTATTTGTCGTTGCAGAATATGCCCAAATTAGTTGACATGGAGTATGATCCATGTATCCAACATTGGCACCTAATGCATTCAACACTTTGTCTTCAAGTTCTGCTATTAGAGCATGAGAAGTTCCATTACCCACTCGGTCGTTTACAGTAAAGTTTCCACTTTCAACATAAACCTTAGCAACGTTGTATAAGGAATCATACGAATGGGCAAAACCGGAATTGAGGGTCACGCTAATATTTGCATTTGAACCACCACCAGTAATAGTCAGAGTAGGATTGCTTACATAACCAGAACCTGGGTTTGTCACCACCACATTACTTACTGCGCCACCGGAAAAAGTGACTGCAACCGTAGCATTCGTTCCGCCCGTGCTTATTCCACCACTCAGTGCGTGGCTGACCGTACCGTTTGTCGGTGTATAACCAGTACCCGCGTTAACGATGTCAAACGAGAAGCCATGAATTTTATCACCGGAAGTAAATGCACCTTCCGAGAAGGAATCAAATTTCGCATAATCGATATCATGTGTATTCAGTGTAACTGTTCCGGTTGTACCGATGTTGAAGTTTGCTCTCTGTAATTTAAACTTAATATCTTCCGCTTGCCATGCTGTCCAAGTTCTGTTGTTCGCAGATGTAAATAGGACACCAACATTTGGCTGTTCTGAGATGCGTGTTGTTGTATTGAGTTGATTTTCACCCAATTCAGAAACCCAAATCTCATAGTTAGGGTCGTTGCCCGCTGGCAGAAGAACAAAGCAATATTCGGTATTGTTTTGCAAATATACCGGTGAAGGGAAAGTAAACTTGGTTGACGCTTCGCCATTGTCCGCATCAACATTTACCTGACTTGGCAATAGTGTTACTTCACCAAAAGGAATTACTCTGTTACCTGGATAACCATTTACCACTTCCCGCAGTTGTAGTGTAATAGGATTTGTCAGAGATTTTTTCTTGAAGTAGGTATCTATCGAAGTCACATAACAACCGAACGGCACCTCAGAAACCATAAACGTCTGAGCGATAGGGTCAATAGATTGGAATGGGCCGATTGAAAAGAAACCAAGATCGAAGTCCAAGTCCAAGTCCGCGGGTGGAACAACGGGCGCCGGATCTGGCGCAGTTACCTGAGTAACTTCGGTAACATTTGTGATATTATTAGTGACTTCTGTTACAAAAGTATTATTTACTTCTTGTGTTACTTGCGTAACTTCGGTAACATTTGTCGTATTATTAATTGTAGTGAATGTATTGTTCACAACTGTTGTTTGAACGACACCTACTGCTCTTTCGCCTAGACGATTTACCGTCGTATTGCTATCAGAAACCGTTCTGCTATCCGAAAGATTGACGGCTGCCACATTGGCAACTCTCGTCGAGATTACTGTATCTTGGACGCTTTGTGATAAACCATTTGCAGAGAATGCCATCGATGCAGATGTAGTAATAAACTTAACTCTATTTTTAGAATCATCTGCAAGTCTGAATAGTTTTTCTCCTACACGGAAAGTACCAGCAGGAATTCTGAATTGACCAAAACATTCGCCTGCCGCATTTGTGATTAAGGGATCACCATAATCACCCGTTGCTAGTGATGAGTTTTGAACAGAATTTGTTGTGCCACTAACAATACCTGATAGTGGGCGACAATGTTCTTCCACAGTAATGCCATCGAAGAATGGATATACACGAGTAAGTGGCTTCATTCTCGTTGCTTTAAACGTTACTATAATAGAACGCATAAACGGAATGATAGAAGTATTTGTTACTCTAGGACCTATTCTTTGAGTCTGTGTTTCCGGTGTTACCGTAAGTTGGACGCCCTGACGAGTTTGTCTTTGTTCTGTTGTAGTCGTTACAATAGCAATATCTTCTTGGAAAAGAGTATCGCCTCGTATTGCGGTGTTACCCGCGGCGCGCTGCGTATTCGCTGTAACTCTACCTGTTCCGGTATCTTGCCAATCTTCCCATTGGGTACCCCATGCGTCGGCAAGAGTTTCCCATGCGTCATAGTTACCGTCAAAGTTTGCAGAAATATCAGGAAGGGTTGTAGTGTCAGACCAGTTATCGACAGGCGGATCAAGTTCCATATCACCAATATATGTGAACAGAAGTTCGCCTGTGCAATTACGAAACCTAGATGCTTGTAACTGACTCATCATCGTAAATTCTGTATACGGTAGTGTCAGTAAATCGCCTGTTTTTGTAATATTAGTCGAGTTTGTCGAATCGTATTGTAAGTCCACATTTTCCATGAAGAAGAACGGACGCATTTCTTTAGCGGCAGGATCGATAGCAATATGGTATTCATTACTTAAAACATTACCAACGTTATGCCCGGTGAAGGCATCTACGAGAATACCATTCTTAAAACGGTCTAGACCGTTTGTATCAGTAATGCTCAAATCACTGGCAGATTTTTCCAGTAGATTTAGAGATGTATAATATTCAAGACGATTTAGTCGCTGTTCTAGTTGACCGATATCGCGCATTGTATAGCGACGATTATCAATCGATTTATACTTAACCCCGTAATCGGTTCTACCCACAGACTTAGCAACACTAGGTGCCAGTGAAGGATATGGAGGAATATCCACAATCGCAATAGACAAAGCATTCTCTGGCTCTACCGGTTCAATTGGAGATAGTGAGGAGACGCCATATACGGATGAGAATACGCCTTCATCATCCATGACAATTCTGTCTTTACGTCCCAGATAATATTCAATATCTGTAGTAAATTGTTCTGTCGGGAAAGGTGTTATGATAGCACCTCCAGCGGGGCCGCTCGGTGAAGAACCTACTGCAGGATTAACTGGTGCTGAGGCAGGACTTGTCGTGAATGTAATTGTATCGTCCCAACGAGGACGGAAGTCCAATGTATCACGAAGGTCGTATGTGACCCCAGAAGTTGTGGAGGTGTAAATTGGAATTTCTTCCGTGCGAATTTTACCGGCTGGGGTAGTTTCATCGTCTACCGGATATGAATCAACTGTGTAGAAGTTGTATACCGTAGAAGGAGAACCACCGTGCGTGAAGTAGTCAAATGTCACAACCAACTTTTTGTCGGTTAGCGTAAGACTTGCACCTGGTTTTTTAACAATTCTAGCGTTTGCGTAGAAGCCGTCACGTTGACCAGTATCGAAGTTGAACAGTGCAGTTACATCTGTTCCACCTGTCTGAATATCTGCCGCGTCTTCATCGAAATCGCCAATCTTGACCGAGCGAAGTTTGTAACCGTCGGACGCACCGAGATTATATGTGCCAGTAGTATTACCGCTATCTTCTGTATCCAGAACAACAACCGCACTTTCTTTAAGTTCCTTGGTTACTTTATTTGCACCAGCAACTTGTACCTTACAGTGAACGCGAATGTTCGTGGCAGCGAGAATTGCTCCTGGGAAAGCTATTGTAATCTGCGAACCAGTATTGGTCACAGATACGCCAGCGGTAGAGCGAAGGTCTAATACTGAACCGATCTCATATGCAACACT